AGGATTAAACACCAGAAGCCGCGAGCAAGTTTTAGCGTATAAGCGACATTATATTTGTTACAGGTTGAAAAGATACAACCGGGTTAAACTGGATGATATAGGCGCGCTAATTAACAGGCACCACGCATCTGTTATTAATTCAATTAAAGCTCACCACTCTTTAAAAAAGGATTCAATTTATATTGATACGGTTGCAAATACTAAGGAGTTTTTTGATACGATTAAGTTTGATTATGAAATAACAAAACGAGATTTGTATAAAGACGTCAGATCAGCAACTTCGCTTTACTTTCTAAATAAGATTAAAGAGTACATGGACGCGGGAGCTTATAATCATTACAACTTAGAACCTAAAACAGAAGAATAATGACACTACAAGAAAAAGCAAAAGAAAGAGCGGAAGAAATATATAACAAATGCTACATTATTTGCCAAGAATACACAGAAGAAATACAATGCAGCATACAAGCCAAGCAATGCGCTATTGTTGCAGTTGAGACAGTTCAAAACCTATGCTGGGGAAATAATCAAACAGGTGTAGAACATTGGAAACAAGTAAAACAAGAAATAAATAACCTATGAATCAAGAACAATACTCAGAAGCGGTAAAACGCAATTTAGAAAAGCTAATCGTATTAACTGCCGTACTTCCGGTGTTAGGCGATTACATCGAAGATTTAAACGATGCTAACGTATTTAAGCATAACATCAAACGCAAGGCCGCAATGTTTTTGGAGGAGATCCAAAAGACGGACAGGCTGATAATTAACTATTCTGATCCTAAAGCTATGGAGCAGCAGGTAGACATACAACGCGCGTTTAGGCAATGGGTAAAAGAAAATTTCAGCTTTGACAAGTTGTTAGAAGAATAATTATTATATTTGTGGACGACGTGCAGGTCGCATAAAACATTATTGAAAGCTCTTTTAGTGAGTACCGCTGCACCGGGAAAACTGAAAGGGCTTTTTTATTTAAAAATAAAATCAATGAATATTTTAGAAAAAGCAAATGAAATTGTAAATCTTCGTCAAGAAGAAAAAGAAAGGCAATATGGTGATTTCCATTTGTCAATGCAAAAAACAGCTGAAATAGCTTCTTTAATGTCAAATAAACAAATATCAGTGCAAGAGTGCTATAATGTTTTAATAGCTTTAAAATTAGCCAGACAATCAAATGCTCATAAAGAAGACAACTTGCTAGATGCTGTTGCATATATGGGTTCTTTAAATGACTATTTAAATAAAATTTTATGAACAATTTTGAACAAATGTATTCTGCTGTAATGTCAACCTGTATGAAAACAGGAATTAAGGTCAACGGTAGGAATGGCCGTGTGCGTCAAATAACAGCAGCCCAAATTAGAGCGAATGTTAATGAAGGTTTTCCGGTAGTTACTGGCAAACAAATATTTCCTAGATCTTGTTTTGTTGAAACCGAATGGCTTTTATCTGGGAATACTAATATTCAGTTTTTAAATAATAATAAAGTGCACATTTGGGATCAATGGGCAAATGAAAATGGCGATTTAGGCCCTGTTTACGGACATCAATTAAACAACTTTAACGGTATTAACCAAGTATTAAGTGTTTTAAGTGACTTTAAATTAAATAAACACTCAAGAAGATTACTGTTCACAATGTGGAATCCTACTCAATTGCAGGATATGGCTTTGCCACCTTGCCATTACGCTTTTCAATTTGTAATTGCAAATGATAAAGTTGACGTTGTAGTTTCAATGCGATCGCTAGATTTGTTTGTTGGATTGCCTTATGACGTTGTTATGTATGCTTCAATATTGTGCGCTTTTGCAAATGAGTTTAATTTAAAAGCAAATGAAGTAGTTATAAATGCTGCAAATGCTCACGTTTATGAAGAGCACGTAAGTTCTGCTGCTATATATTGTAACCGAAAAAAATTAAAGCTACCTGTATTAACTTCTTGCAGCACTTTTACAAATTTTAAATTTGATGAAATGAAAATTGAAAATTATAAGTATGAATCAAGATTAATTGTTAACGTTATAAAATAAAAAATATGAAATTAAAAAATGAGTTTAGACCTATAAGAATTTGGGCTACTGAAAAAGGCATTTATGCAAAAGGAGACATTAAAACGCAATATGTTAAACTGCAAGAAGAGGCTGGCGAATTAGCTAAAGCAATTATAAATAATGATAAAAACGAAATTATTGATGCTATTGGAGATTGCGTTGTTGTTTTAACTAGTTTAGCCCATTTTTCTGATATAACCATAGAAGAATGTATAAACTCGGCTTATAGTGTAATTTCAAAAAGAAATGGTAAAATGGTTAATGGTAGTTTTATAAAAAATAAATAATATGAGAGAGTACTTAGCAAAAATTAGAATACCTGAAGAGCTAAAAAATGAGTCAACAGGTTTTATTGGTGAAAAAATATTTGAATTATGGTTTACATATAACTATCAGGACGAGCCATTGTTTAAACAAAAAGCTGATATGGATTTAAATGGAGTAGATTTTGCTGATTCTCAGGGAACTACCTATCAAGTTAAAACAACAAAAGCAAAGACATACACGTTTAATTGCGATTTAGAGCACGCTGGACAGCATTTAAAATGCTCAAAATACATATTTATACAATTAACCGATAGGCACGCTTATATTGAGCCTATTTATGAAAAAGAAAATATTTTAATTAAATTAAAAAAGTCTTTTAAAGAGGAAAAGCAATGTTTTGTATATTGCAAAGATTTGTTACAGAGAGACCTCTTTATTTAAATTTAAATTTTAGTGCAGTAAAATGGCAAAAGATAAAAAATCATTTATTTTATATAGTGATATAATTTACACTGTAGAAAAACTTTCAGACATAGAGGCGGGCCAATTGCTCAAGCACCTGTTGAGATATGTAAACGACCAAAATCCTACAACCGAGAATCCACTGGTAGAGATTGCGTTTGAACCAATCAAGCAGCAGCTTAAGCGGGACCTTGTAAAGTTTGAAGATGTCAAAGGAAAGCGAAGCGAAGCAGGTAAAGCAGGTGCTATTAAGAGATGGCAAGATATAGCAAATGCTAACAAGGGCATACAAACGATAGCAAACATAGCTGTAAATGATAATGATAATGTTAATGTTATATCTAAAGATATATATAGGAGCTTCGCTCACCTGTCTATCTCAAATGCTGATATTGAAAAGCTATTGGATAAATACTCTATAAACGAAATTGATGAAGTATTAGACTCCATAGAAAATTTCAAAGGCAACAAGAAATATACTTCACTATATTTGACGGCTAACAAATGGCTATCTAAAAACAAGAAATCTACAGAAGTTGAAGAGCCTAAAGAATTATTATTAGCACGTAAATTAGGACTATGTTAAGTAAGCAAGGAGACGCACTACAATACCTCTTGGATGTGCGAGATGGTAAAATCAAACAAGGACTCGGACTTGACTGCTTTTTAGACGAGCATTTAAGATTTAAGCCTAAACAACTCAACATCATTTTAGGTCACGACAATGTCGGAAAAACATATTTTATCAATTGGTATTTTCTATCGCTTGCACTTAAGCACAATTTAACGTTTTGCATTTGGTCGGGAGAAAATCAAAAAGGTCAAATACTGCGTGATATGATTCAGATGTATAGAGGTAAACATTTTAGTAAATTAAGCCATTCTCAAATTAGCGGAGACCTTGCTTATTTGGAGCAGTTTTTTACGTTTATAGACAACTCAAAACTCTACAAACCTGATGAGATACTTGAGCTATTTAAAAAGAGTGGAGCGGATGTTGGATTAATAGATCCGTTTACAGGTTTAGATCGAGAGATGACCTATGCTGGCAATTACGAATTTATGAACCGGGCAAGACAGTTCGTTAATCAAACAGGGGTGACTATCTACATAAACACGCACCCTAACTCCGAATCAGGTAGAACAGGTAACCTATACCAAGACGGAGAATGGAAAGGACATTTGAAGCCGCCCCTTAAAGATCACATTGAAGGTGGTAAGGCATTTTTGAATCGTTGTGATGATATGTTTGTGATACACCGCCTAATCAAACACGAAACAATGAAATTGATAACTTGGGTAGGAGTAGAAAAAGTCAAAGACACTGAGACAGGAGGCAAACACACGGCATTAAATGAGCCAGTCTACTGCAACTTTAATTCAGGCATTGGCTTCCAAATAAACGGAGTAGATCCTTTAGCACCATTCAGACCAAACGAAAAGCAAATGACGCTACCAAAAGACGGACAGATAGAAACCACTTCGGAAAAGCTCCGTAGAATGGCACAACAAACACCTTTTTAAAATGGACTTATCACTAAAGTTATTATGGGCAAAAACAACCGTTTGGACGGTAGCTCAAAGAATCAAAAACGTCAGAGAAAAACTCGAACAAGAAAAGCCAGACGCAAAGGATTACATACAAGGCGGCAAGGAAAGCGAGCAGTATTTACTTGAAACCATAAACGTAATCAACCTACTCGAAGACGAAATCACAAGCCTAAACCGAGAGCTTAACCAACTAGCTAGACGAAACGCGCAGCTAAGGGTAGCTTACGACGAACTAAAAAACGAACTAAAATTTAAAGACATAGAACTATGACACCAAAAGAAAAAGCAGAAAAACTATTTAACCAAATGTATATGGTTGAAGACCCAATGGGAAATTACCCAATGTGTTTTGATACAGCTAAACAATGCGCACTTGTTTTAGTCGAAGAAATATTAAGAGTAAAAAATAATTTCATACAAACTCAAGACCAAGAATATTATTGGGAAGAAGTTCACAGAGAAGTTAAAAACTACAAAAAAACGAAACTACCACAATTTGAGTTAAGCAAAGAAGGCGAAATACACAACATAACATTCACCTATGACGAAAGTAAACAGAATTTAGAATACGTTCAGAAGGTTTACAAAATGTTAGCTGAGGGAGAAAGCATAGTTGTTTACGTAGATAAAGACGGAAACCTAAAGCAATTTAAAGATGCCACGCTGTAAAAACTGCAAAGAGAAGTTTGAACCTGTACGCTTCAACCAAAAGTTTTGTTT